TGCCTGCGTATGTCTTAGTGTAGTTTCCAGCATAGATCCCAGCATATGCGGTGGTTCTAGTTACTCGAACGTAGTTGCCGGCATATGTTGTACTGAAGTATCCTGTGTATTGCCCTGTGTATTGCCCTGTGTATTGCCCAGCATATGTACCAGCGTATGCGGTAGTTCTAGTTACTCTAGAATAGTTACCAGCGAATGCTGTACTGAAGTATCCAGTGTAGGTCCCAGTATACGAACCAGAGTATGTACCAGCATATGCGGTAGTTCTAGTTACTCTGGCGTAGTTACCAGTGTACGTCGTGCTGAAGTATCCTGTGTATTGTCCAGAATATGTTCCAGCATAGATTCCAGAATAGAGTCCAACATATGCTTTAGTGAACTGAGAAGAGTAAGCACCTGTATAGAACCCCGTGTATCCTCCAACCCATCCACCGGTGTATTGTTTCAGATAGTTGGTGTTGTAGTATCCAGTATAGGTTGTGTTGTAATATCCAGTATAGGTGGCCCCGTATGAATTTTCGTAGTTGGTTCCGTATTGGCCAGCATATATTCTATCGTAATTACCAGCATACGTTCCTGCAAAGGCCCCTTGCAAAAAGTATCCAGTGTAGAATTCTGTTCCACTAGCATACGTTCCAGCATATGATCTCTGTCCTTCGTACGACTTAGTGTACAGGCCAAGATAGGTTCCAGTGAAGTATCCAGAGTATTGAGCACCGTATGCTCTAACGCCTTCGTATAGCTTTTGGTAGGCTTTCAGATAATTAACACCTAGATATACCTTAGACCAATACCCAGTATACTGTCCAGTGTAAGTTCTGGTACCTGTAAACAGTCTGCTGTATTGGCCTAGGTATGTCTTGGTCCAGGATCCAACATACGCCTTCGCCCACTCCCCAACATACTGGCCAGTGTAAGTCCTGTCTCCAGCATACACCCCAGTGTACGATCCCTCATATAACCTGACGTAGTGGTGTAGGTATGTTCCGGTCCAGTTACCTTCGTATAATTTTGTAAATTGTTTTAGGCCTAAGTAATACCCTATGTACGTTCCAGTGAAGTATCCCGTATACTGTGTATCAAATGATCCTTCCCACTGCCTATCAAACGATCCTTCATACTGTTTAGTATATTGGCCTAGATAGATGCCTGTGTATGAGTTAGCAAAATATCCAGTGAAGGCTCCTTCATATGATCCTTCATAATGCTTGAGGTATAACTTATTGTATACGCCAGCGTATTCTTTAGTGTAGTTTCCTAACCATACGTGGCTGTACGACGTGCTGTAGTATCCAGTAAACGCCCCTTCCCATTGATTATCAAAGGCGCCTTCATACTGGCCAGTGTATTGTCCAACATACGTTTTAGTATATCCACCAGCATATCCAGCAACCCATTGTTTGGTATATTGCTTAGTGTACACGCCCGTATAAGATCCAGTGTAGTTAGCTAGAAAACCGCCTTCGTATTGTGTTGTGTAGTATCCTGTGAATGCGCCTTCGAACTGGCCAGCATATTCTTTAGTATACGATCCAACATATGATCCAACATATGCTTTAGTGAAAGGATGCTCTGCTGCCCCTTCATACTGGGCAGAGTATTGAGCACCATATTGTCCTTCCCATGCATGGGTGTATGTTTGACTGTACTGTCCTGAAAAGTATCCTACGTATGAGACGTCGGCAATTGAGTTTCGTGTATCAACAAGATCGTCACTAACTTGCTGCCATACTTGACCAGCACCGGAAGGATTAGAAGCAGCTAGCTTATATGATCCAATTCCTGTTCCTGTAATACTATTTCTAAATCTTGATACTAGTAATTGTATTTCAGCATCTGTCATCTCTTTAATAGAGGTGCCATTTAATCTAACTGGCCGTACTATGGTGGGAGTTGATACTCCTTGTGTCTTTCTCCACAGCGTATATGTAGTAACAGTACCACTGTTTGCAGTATTCTTTACAAAGTATCCTGTGTCAGTATACAGAGATGAATTTGGGTTAGCAGCGGACATCCAATACGAGCCAAGTCCATTAGATACTAAATTAGACAGTGCGGCTGTTATAATTGATGAGGTTAAATCATTGCTGTGTTCTGATGCGTATGATGTTGCATTAACAAACAATGGATACAACATAGACGACTCACTAGCGGACGTCGTATTTTGATATAGAGTATATAAGTTTGTTGATAAGGTGTTCTGAGAAGGATGGAATCCAACTGCCTCAGATCTAACTGTGTCTGAGAACGCACCTTTATTAGCTCCACCAACATTAATGTTGATAGTTCCAGCATCCAAAGTATTGACCACAAAAGCATCCAGAACCTTATGGACGGTATAGTCCATTTCGGAGGTTTGCATCTGCTGCAGCCCTAGGAAAGCTCCTCCTCCGGTTGCTTTTATTTTAAGTGGATTAGCCATTAAGTCGTTTTATGCCTGTAGTTTATACTTTGAGTCGCCCCATACGTTACCAGTATTTATGAAGGTTGTTCTCGACGCATCATAACCTTTTATGGCTGCACCTGGAAGTCCTCCATTTCCCGATAGATCGTATTGGGTTTTCAAAGCACCATCATTTGCAACACTCAATGAAGGATTGTCGTGAACAAATCCTCCGGCCGCGGCACCTCTTTGACCTAATAGTCCTCCTCGCCCGCCATGAATACCGTAGCTTATAGCAGCGTTGGTTCCATTGATCAGGGAATTATTTTCTAATATATTTGTGGGTACCCCGTTAATGTTAGCATACCCAGCTCCGTAGCCGCCAAGGCCACCTACAGCTGAAGCAAACGAACCACTAACTGGCCATCCACCTGATCCACCGCCACCACCGCCGCCAGCGATGATACCATAATTTTCTATGTAGAGATTGATAGCTGGGCCGGTCTTAATTGCCATTCCGCCATCTGTTGCATCTCCACCTGTTCTTGTAACTGAGCTCTGTGTTCCAGGTGCTCCTGCTCTACCAATAATTCTTGCATCTGGATGTACGAGCACTCTAACCTGATGTTTGATACTTGTGCTGCCTAGATTAATTGCACCCAGACCGGTTGCTAAATCAAGTGCGGCAACATCATAATTGGACGTAGAATATACATCACACCCTTCTATAATTATATTGACCATTTGGGGTCTTGATGATACGCTTTTTCCTAAATTAAAAAGCCAGGATCCTAATACAAAGTTCGATGTATTTGTGGTTATACTAATGTCTGTTCTCTCATATCCAATATGAGATAGCACCCAGGCTCCATCCTTTCTGACATATACAGCCTTACTTTCTTTCCAGGCCCCATCTTTCTTGATGTGAACAGCCTTAGCTTGTTTCCAGGCTCCACCATCTTTAATTCTGGCCACACCACTAGTTGCAAGCTCACCGCTCTTAGTGCTGAGGTAATTAGTGCTGCCTGCATATACTTGATCGAAGCTAACATTGGCAGTACTCGCGGCAGTGTAGTTTCCAGAGATACCAGTGTAACTCTTAGCAGTATCACCTAAGTATGCGCCGCCATATAATTTGTTGTAGTATCCTGTAAAGGCTTTTGTGTAAGACCCTTCCCACAGTTTCGTGTATATGGCCCCGTAGGTATTTCCAAAAGTTCCTTCAAACTGATGAGACCATGCATGAACATAATTAACGCTACGGACACGTGTCCAGCTGTGTGCTCTCTGACCAGTATACTGCCCTTCCCATGCATGTGTATACGATCCAGAATACTGCAAATCATAGTACCCAGTGTAGTACCCAGTATATGCTTTTTCATAATACCCAGTATAGTACCCAACATAGGTCCCAGTGAATGACCCTAGCCCGTTAGTATTAGTACCATAAGCAGCTAATCCTAAATATGATCCCGTGTATACCCCAGACCACGGACCGTTTTGATAATTGCCAGTATAGTTTCCGGTGAACTGCTCTGGGTGATATCTTTCTCCAGCATACTGCCCGGTATAATTTCCAGTGAAGGCTCCTTCATATGTTCCAGAGTAATATCCTAAGTACGTTTTAGCCCACGCCGTGCCTTCATAATATCCTTGAAATGATGCGGTATAGCTACCGGTCCAGTATCCAATATAAGCCACTACAGCAGATCTAACACGCTCCCACGTTTGATTGTATGTTCCATCATAATAACCAGTGTAGGTTTTAGAAACTTGCCCAGCATAGTATCGCGTGCCGGACCATTGGCTAATGACCGGCAGCGCAGCGTACGATCCAGTGTACGAGCGAATCCATGCGCTAATGTAGTAGCCAGTCCACGTTATCGGAATGGGGCCGTACGGCCCATTTATAATCGCTGCCCGTGTTTTTATGTAAGTAGTTGAATAGGTTTCGGTGCCCGCGGGCACGCCCCCGACCCACGTAAGTGCACCGGTATAGAATGAATCTCCATACATGGAGAATGATATATATGTTTGGTTTTGGAGATTAGATTGATAATTTCCTGTGGTTGCTGGAACGTATCCGTCATAGGACCCCGCATATGATGGGTATTGAACCTGTTCGAAGGTGCTAAGTTTAGCATAGTTACCAGCATATAACCCCGTCCAGTCGTGCGAATAAGATCCTGTGTAAGACCCAACGTACTGCCCAGTATAATATTCTGTCCCCTGGCTGTAACTTAAATATGTACCAGACCAGGTGGTTCCATTATACCAACCGGACCATGTCGCAGTATAATTTACTACTCTGTTGCGTTCCCATGCATGAGTGTAGCTGCCTAACCATATATGAGAATAATATCCTGTGTATTGAGCAGTGTATGTGCGCGCGCCTGCCCATTGAGTAGAGTATACTCCACTCCACTGATCACCATAATATCCAGTGTATGTGCCGGTCCATTGTCTTTGCCACGCAGTGTTATTAGTCCATGCGTGTGTGTATGCTCCTGCCCAAGCACGTGTCCACACGTGCGTGTATACGCCAGTATATACTCCAGTATACGTCTTAGTGTACTGACCAATATATGTCCCAGTATAGAATCCTGTAAATTGGTTTTCGAAGAGCCCTGTGTAAGTACCCTCATATAGTTTTGTATAATACCCAATGAACTGTCCTTCATATTGTCCAATGTAAGCAGCACTCCATGCTTTTTGATATTGATCGGCGTACTGACCTACGAAGGCGTGACTGTATACGCCTTCGTAGGCTTTGATGTATCCACCCAGATAGAATTGTTTAAGCGTGCGGGCATGAGTTCCGAGATAAGTGGAATCAAAGTAACGAGGTGTGCTGCTCGTATAGGATTTTGAATAGTTTATTACCGCCACTTAGGCTCCCACTTATGAGATTGTTTGATACCACACATCACCGTTTGCACCATCGCTGGCGGAAGGCGCTGAGGTATTCGCAAAAATTGTTTGATCTATGAGCGTGTTGCCTGCTACAATGAAGTCAACACCAGTCATTTTAACTGCTACTGACGATACTGAGGTTACGAGTCCCTTTGCATTTACCGCGATAGTAGGAACGGCTGTCGTGCTCGCGGTGTATGTAGCAGCAGTCACTCCGGAGTCTGGTAGAGCAGCTGTCTGGATTACCGCACTAGCATCTACAATAATTGTTGATCCGTGTTGAATTACTTCGTTAGCCATTACTCTTGATCTCCCTCAATGTCAGCCTGCATGTAATAATCTACCTTTGCAGACAGTTCTTTAACCGCCTGTACCAATAGAGGGATTACCGCATTGTAGTTTACTGTCTTAAATCCGCGACTGTTCATCGATACTGCATTTGGCAATATCTCTTCAATCTCTTGAGCAAGTACTCCGTAGTCGTCTGTACCCTCTCTATGATCACCGATCTTATGATTCCATCGGAATGAATATCCCCCAATGTTATCTAGCTTATTTAGGGCCGAGTCAATGACTAGCACGTTGTCTTTAAGGTGCTGATCTGATGAGTAGTTAGCTACAATATCATCTGTAGCGTATATGTTGTTTGCTGTAATTGAGGATGAGGTGATGGCCGTATCGCCCACCACTACTGACGTATCAAAGTACCCAGTTCTCCAGCTAACGGCAGCCGATCCAATGTCATGTATGTTTGTATTGGCTGGTCCAAAGTGACTATCAAACACTGCGTTTGCAAATGTTAAGGTAGCTCGTCCGTTTCCATCACCAAACGATATTGTAGTGTTTGCACCAGTACTGAATACTGCACTGTTGGTGACAGACAAGTCAGCTGTGTTAGCTGTTGCTAAGTTTAACACTGTGTTGGATGGTAAGGAGACTGATCCTGATGCAGTGAAGTCTGTAACCACGACCTTGTCTGCTGCAAACAATGACTGCGTAGAATTTGCAGATAAGTTTGCATTAATTGTTGAGTTACCAAAATTAACGGCTCCAAGTAATGTGGAGGTTGATCTTACTATCAGCGTACCCGTATTAGCTTGACCAGTAACGTCTACATCAGAGGATGCCGTAACATCTCCTGAAGTGTTAATGGACACGAACTGACCCGCCCATCTCTTATCACTGGTACCTAAAGCAGCACCATTACCAGAAGGAATAATGCCTCCTGCGGTGGTGTTACCAAATACTTGTCCGTTCAACGTAATCGTATCGCCAATTGCATCGCCTAGGATGGTCGTTCCATCTACTACTAGGTTGCCATCAATGTTTGCAGCACCGGCAACATCGAGGTTTGTTGTTATATTAACATATCCAAAGTTACCATTTGCAGCAGTCTTAATATCTTTAAGAGCAAGGATGCCACCAGATACTTTAAGTGCAGCAATACTAGCTGTACTGTTGACGAACGCTTCTTGATCTGATGTAATCGTAGTGTTTCCAGCAACTGCTAGAGTTCCTGAGGTAGCAATATTACCAGTCGTACCTGCTACTGTAAATGCTTGTACATTAGCGTCTGCACCGCTGACAACGTTTATGCCGCCGTCTAAGGAAGCTAATCCAGTAGCTTCTACAATTGCTAGGGTCGATGTACCGACTACTGTTATACCCTGCGAGAACGAGGCTAATCCTGCATGAGAGGACTCTCCTACGACTGCTAATGTACCTACGTTAGCTTCTGAGGTTAGATTAAAGTTACCTCCACCTGTAATGTCACCGGTTGATGTAAACGCACCAGAAGTGTTTGCTGTCGCAAAAGATCCGACCCACCTGTTTGTGTTGTTACCGAGCGGTACGTTGTTACCTTGCAAGGCCATCAAACCAAATGTGGTATTGCCGACTTGTGATTTAATAAGCAATCTATCATTGCTGGCCGTGTTTGCGGCCGTGTTTGCACCAATAATAACTACTCTTGTGTTGGCATCTGGATACGTTATGGACAAGGCTGTGTTGACTGCAAATGTCCCAGTTACGTTAGCAAATCCTGTTACACTGAGGTTGTTACCTACTGCTGTGTTGTTGATAACAACCAAATCATCTATAGAGACGTCATCTAAATTAGCGTCCCATCTCAATGCTGATGTGCCTAATGACAGGGTACCGTTTGCTTTAGGGGTAATACCTGTTGCACCGTATCCTTTAAACGTCAGATCGTCGCCTGTTGCATTGCCTAATGTAACAGCACCGTTTAATGTAGTTGCTCCATCTACGTTTAACGTAGAGTCAAAATCTACACCTTTAACAACATTCAACGTTTCATTAAATACTACTGTTGCATCTGATCTTAAAAAGTCTGTAGCTGACTGGCCAATGTTAACATTGGACATCAAAGCATTGTTAGCTGCCGTACTGTATACGTTAGCTCCAGTAAAGGTAGCAAGCGCTGTAGATGTTAAGTTGGAACTAATGTTTGTTTCTGTACCGGTGATTGCAAGGTTGGCAGAAGTTATATCTGTTAATGCGTTGTCAATGTCTACGTTAGCGTTAGCATCAATCTTAGTATTGAATATGTTGGTCGTTGCGTTTGAAGTAAAGGTGAGCGCTGTTGCATCTATCTCTACGCCAGTTGTGTTTGCTTTCAGTACGCCATCGTTAATATCAATACTAGCAGCATCAATGTTTACATTGGACGTAATGTTCAACTCACCAGCAGCTATTGTAGTGTTAGATGAGTCTATGGTTGTTAGTGCGTTATCAACATCTACGTTAGCGTTAGCATCGATTGGAGTGTTGAATACGTTCGTACCTGCATTTGAGGTAAAGGTGAGTGCAGATGGATCAATGTTGATTGCTGTAGTGTTGGCATTAAATACGCCATCATTAATATCAAAAGTTGCTGCATCAAAATTAACATTCGAGGTAATATTTAATTCACCGGATCCAATTAATGTGTTAGTTGAATCAATAGTGGTTAGCGCATTGTCTATATCTACATTTGCGTTTGCATCAATCTTGGTGTTAAAGATATTAGTTGCTGCGTTTGATGTAAAGGTAGTAGAAGTAGAGTTAATGTTTACATTAGACGATACATCTAGCAGTGCACCTGTGTGAATGATATTTGATTGAGCAAAAATGACACCAGACACAGACGAGTTGCCTGCGAAGACAGTATTAGATATAACCACAAGGTTAGCTGAAGCAGATGCTGTTCCATATACCGTTGAGTTAGAATCACCACCTCTCAGAAAAGCATCTACAATTAAAGTGTTAGCGCTGAAGAATCCATTGACGGAGGCATTACCAGAGGTTCTAGCTCCCTGTGTATTTGCGGCCGTAGTAATAACAATCTTTTCCATATCATATGTGATACGGTTTGTAAGATCTACCCACTCTCTAAATGTATCAGCGGATGGCGTGATATTCGCACTTGTATAATTATTACTTGCCATCTGTTATAACCCTCGTTAGCTGTATCAGCATATTTTTAATCTCTTGCATGTCATTCTTGACTAGTTGTACTTCTGCTGATAATTCCTCAACAGCGCTCCCTCTTGCACGAACTGCCTTGTACATCATAAAGGCTGCTCTATCAGTATTTATCAACGCCATAGAAGCTGTGTCCCTAGCAAACTCCTTTCGTTCTGTCTGTATTAGTGTTCTTGCCATTTACAATGATACCGCAAGTGCTCGGTAATCCCTCAAGTATGGTGATACGTTAGTGCTATCTGATAGCATTACTATCTTAATAGCCAGTTGTTTGTACCCTACAAATTTTTCTCCATCAGCGTTATAATAGGTTGCTTGGTATGCAACCGGAGCCTTTGGATCTCTAAACACTTGGTTCTTATGACTAGTGTCTACCTTGTAGTGTCTTGCTCCGTCTATCTTTGTGAACGGAATTGTGTCCGCACATACCATCGATGTTGCATTTGTAACTGTGGTGATACTAGTAACAATGTAGTCGGTTGTATCATTTAAGTTTACAATTTTAATTAAGTCTCCAGCAACATACTCATTTGCAAAGTCGGTGTTGGTTCCTGTTATTGTTGCTAATCCACTAGTGGTCGAAATAGTCCCGGTCTTAATACTGGTCGCTGGAGTATCTGCTAATTCGAAACTATACTCTACTACGTTATATCTGTCAACAGCCGATGATGTTGTATTTTTGTTGCCTGTTGCTTGTAGCTCAGACCAGGCAGAGGTACTAAACCCACTTCCATCTGCTTGGTTTAACATTTTAGCGTATACCTTAATATCCGTGCCGGCAGGCTTCCACGCATTTACAAAGACTTTAAGATCTTCGGCGTCGAGTCCGTCTGCTAGGGTTACTGTTCTTGACACGTACTTAGCAGCTGCACTTCCAGCTACACCTAGATATTCATTAGTTGCAGAATTATTAATAATGTTCTCATACACTACCAAAGACTGTGACTGTAGATCGATCGAAGGTGAAGTAGACAATGTACTGGTACTCAATGTCTGAGTTACAGTTAACGACTTAGCGCCTGAGTTGTGTTTAATCTCATTAGATTTACTCATGACTTTAATCTTCTGTACGGGATAGTTTCTATCGTTGTACTTGAATCTATCACTGTCGGAGTTGCCTGTAGCAGCGCCCCCAACTTTCTTGCCCTTGATCCTAGGAACCACTGTGGTTCCAGAAGGGGTGCTTCTGTATAGCTGTGGTTCAAAATAACTTATATTAGTATCTTCAACTGTATTGATTACTGTGTTAGCTAGCGAGCTTGCTCCAATCAACGTATCGCCACTTGCAAACAAGAATGTGTTGCTTGAAGCTGTGCTGCCGTTTAACATGATAGTTGATGTGCTAGCATCTAACGATCCAAAGATAGCTGTTGGCGATACCATGTAAGCACCAGTGGAATCTGTAAACGAAGGTGCACCTTTCAATGTCATGAATGTAGTGTTGCTTACTGTTGCCACAGTGACTACGTCAAACGTAGTTGTGTTGCCAGTAAGTACTATTCTATCACCAGCAGTGAGGCTAGAGAAATTAGTTCCCGATCCTGTCACCGAGCTGTTGCCTGCTGAAAAATTAACTGTTCCAGACGCATTTGCTGATAGTTTGAATACTTCTTCACCACCGGTAAATGTTCCATTGATGATGAAGTTATTAGCAGTCACCCATTCATGATCGTCGTTAGTTAGATTAACCTGTCCTATTTTTTCCTCAAACACCGCGCAGAAGATTTCGAACTTGAGATCTTCATCTAAGTATTCCGTCCACGTTCTATTGTTTGATGAGAGGAACATTGTTCCTTTGCCCCAATCTTGGTTCACTTGCTTACTAGAATTAGTTAATTCGTTCTGTCCTGCCTTAGCAGTGTATACAGAATAGTTGGGTGAGTTACCGTCAGGCAATATAACAATTGCATATTCTTTGCCAGCTTCTACAATTACTGGAGATGGGAATACTACCTCTGTTGCTACTGATCCGTCCGTAGACGTACTAATCTGAGCAGAGGTCAAATGAATTCTGCTGAATGGCAATACCTTTGAGTCTGGCGATCCATTACTTACCTGTCTTAATTCAACCGTTGCGCCTTGTTTCGGATCCTTAGTTGCAAAGTATAGGTTTGCTTTCGTCAAGTATCCACTAGATCCTGATTGAGACAATGCAGTAGATTCAACCATGAAGGTCTGAGCTAAAGGATCATCATCTTCCTGAAAACAAACTTGGTCTCTATTAAACCACCCTGACGGCCAGCCACCTACGTTACTTCCTTCCCATCCGCCCATCCACTGAAGCTCCCAACACGGCTCAAAGTCAGGTCTTCCTGAAATAGTGTTGGTCGATGGCCCAGGCGGTACTATTACCGGAGAGGTGTTTGCAGGAATTGTTACCGTGTTTCCAGATGTGGATGGAGGATTCTGATTTGGATCTTGCCCACCATCTGAATCGTCAATTGTATTGTTAGCTTCTACTATTGCAGTGTTAGCAGGCGGTATAACGCTTTCAACCTGTGAGTATGTCTTCGTGGTTGAAGATATAACTGATTGTGATGTTGACGAGGTTGGCATCACTGTTCTAGTAGACACGCTTACTGTTCCAGTGTCTACTGAGAAGTTGTAGCAGTTAAATCTTGCAGTTGCTTTTGATACCATGTCTCCAATCTGCGATAGATTAGATATATCAGCAAGCACCACTTTTCTTTCACCAGCAAAGAAGGTACCAGCAGGAATTCGCAAGAATCCTGATATCGTTCCACTTGCATCTGAGGTTAGCGCGGATCCTTGAGCTGCTTTACCGTGCATTATAGATTGGATGGTCTTAGTAGATGCCCTCTCAGTTGGTCCAGTGGCTAGCGTTGGGGTGACATAAGCATTAACATCTACGTCATCGAAGTATAGGTAATGCTGTAAGCCTGGTCTCAATCCATGAGCAATGAAATCTATTCTAATAGCTGGAATATATGGCTGGAATGATATATCAGAAATAAAGTCGCCAACTGCTTTAGTGGTAGTTGATGAGGTTCCTGAAAGCGATGCAGTAGTTCTTTCAATCTTCTGTGCAGTTACAGTTTCAAACGTATCTGTTTTGGTTGTGTCTGTAGCTGACGAGGACGACAATGTAGTTGTTATGTCTTCCGACACTACTCTCTCTGAAGATAGCTGCTGAGGAGCAATCTTGTTGAGCTCCGCAATTAATCCTAAAGTAGGAGATGCTACATCGACATCTATTTGTATAGCAGATTCAGGAGCAACTGTATGATCCACGTCGCTGACGTAATCAGGATATAGAGTCAGCATACCATTATACTGCCAGACTTTAGATGTACATCTTCTGGTCTGTGTGGCATTGGGTTGACTGAGTAGCTGCTTTTGTTGATATTTAATAGTAACCAAATCGCCAGACTTGCTGACTCTACTTCCGCTCTCATACTTCAGCTGAAGTGAATAAGTTTCAAATTTTGAGGTTAAACGATTTCGCGATTTATCGTATCCAGCTGCCCACTCCTCGTTTAACGGATTGCCGTGAGTAACGGATGAGAAGTTATCAACGATAAATCCATTCTTAAATCTATTTTGTGTAGGATCAGTTCTTCCTGGCAACACTTCATCACTAGACATTTTTTCTAGCATATTAAGTGAGGTGTAGTATTCTAAGTTCTTCACGCGCTCGTCGATCACTTTAATATCTTTCATAGTGTATCGTCGTTGCTGTGTAGCCTTAATCTTGACCCCTAGATCTGGGCGGCCGTAATATCTAGCTGTCTTAGCATCCAATGATGGGTACACTGGCACATCGATAGTAGCTAGTTGCATTGCATCATCAGGCTTCTGAGGAAGAGTTGGATTAACATCCGGCACTCCTCGTATAACTGCAAATCCATCCTTCTGAACTACGAGCCGATCTTTGCGTGGCAAATAATATTCGACTGTAGCTGACCAAAGTTCATTTGGTGCTGCCACGTCGTTGTTGCTATCTATTGTCTCTACTGCAGATGGGTTAACTGTCGCTGCACCAAGCGTTGCTGCTTGCGTTGCTGTGTTGGCCATGTTGGGCCTAAAGTCAATACAATCTCTAAGCGAGAGCTCTCTACCACTTGTTGGTGATACAAATATTGGAATTTCTTGAGTGGTTATCTCGTCGACACTTGCTGCCGTATCATCAACTTTACCGTGGTATGATTGGTACGTGTAGAACCCTGTCCCTGCTGATATGTCTTTAACAAAATGCTTTACTTTAACAACTATGAAGTCGTTTGCATCCACAACAAGTCTTGATGTGGGTTTTAATTTTAATTTTGACAGACCATAATATCCATCTTTCTGGCCATTGTCTAGCTCAAAGGATGAAGTGTAATCATCAGCAGTTGCTTCTGAATAAGCACTCTCGTTCCAATACACGCTAGTAAGACTCAATGCATCTGGAATTCCTAAACACCAAGGACCTGTAGCGCCGCCTGCGTTACTAGATGTATCAATCTTGACATACGAGGTGCTTAATGTTTTCTTTAATCCGGCCTCTGCAGTGTCTTTAACATCAGCTACGATAGTTGCGGCAAGTGTTCCTGCAAGAGCTACACCAAGATTAACAGTAAGCGTCTGGCCAGTTGATGACACTGCTACGTTTGATGTTGATCTATCACCCAAAGCAATAACCGCGTCTTTAGGGAATGTACGTAGTACTGTTGCTGCAGCGTTTGCAGCAAGGGTCTTGTTAGTAGTAAATGATGTCGAGTTAATTACGCTTGTAATCTGTCTTTGATGTCCTCCAACAAATACG